TTATCCAAGAAGCTCATTATGTTTTCCTAATCTTTTTTCTATATCTATTATATACGATTTTTCTTTTTCAATCAAGTAGCCAACCCTATCTTCTAATATGCAGGCTTCTCCAGTAGTTCCTGTTCCTGCAAATGGATCTAATACTAATCCTTCTTTGGGTGTAACCAATTTAATTAAGTATCTCATTAATGCAATAGGTTTAACCGTTGGATGTTTTGTATCTTCTTTTTCTTTTTTACTTGCTTTTGCACAATAGAAATAACTTGAAGCACCAGTTGCTTTATCTTGTGGACCAGATTCAAAA